GCTTCATTTTCTGGGCGATCCAGAACCATTGCGGAAGCGCGATGCTGTTTCCCAGTGCCTTATAACGCGGACTGTCTGCCGCCTTGTGCTTTTTCCCTTTGGTGTCCGTCCATTCTCCAATGTCCGTCCACCCGTCCGGGTAGCCTTGCAGGCGTTCGCATTCCGTTGGGGTAAGTCTGCGGACAATCCATTTGAGCAATCTTTTATCCTGTCCACGAACAAGCATATCGTTATACGCATCCTGCCCATTGTAGCTGCCTGCGTGTGCGCCGGGCGATAGCGTACCTGTTGTTGTTTGGATTGGGGCGTTTGTGAATCTTTCTGCCAGAATTGCGGTGTAGTCGGTCACTCTGCTTTCATGGTCTCCGGTAATGGTTGGAACTATCTTTCCATCGCCATTTCCCCGTGCATCAAAGACCTTATACGCTACTGCTGGACGGTCAACAGTGTTCAGCGTGTAGCTCTGGTTTTCCTTCACGCCGGAACCATTTGCGCCGGCCGTTTCAGAGCGATCAATAATGTTTCCTGCCAGGCAATAGACC